AAGGTTAATGAAATTTACAATGTGGGCAGTGGAAGCAGCATTCCCGTTTCAGAGGCAGTTGAAATTTGCAAGAAATATTTAAAGTCTTCTAGTAATTGCAGGACGTTTCAGCCGACCAATGCAGAGTCGCGAGTAAAAATGGCGTTAGACTGCGGCAAGATTTTCGCACTTGGCTTTCATCCATCGATCTCTTTGGAGGAAGGTCTTGAAGACTTATGCAAAAGCCAAAAGTTCTGTACTCCGGCCCATTTTTTGATGGTCGAGAAATTAAAGCAGCAGTCGAATGCCTGGAAAGCAATGGTTGGCTTCCTTCGGGGCCTAATGTAGCCAAGTTTGAAAGGGCGTTTTCTAAAAAGTTTGGCTTTGAAGAAAGCCTAATGGTTAATAGTGGTAGCTCAGCTAATTTGGTGATGTTTGCTGCATTGAAGGAATATTTTAACTGGGGAGATGATGCTGAAGTTATTGTAAGCGTCGTGGGCTTTCCAACGACTGTTGCGCCGATTCTGCAAAACAAAATGGTGCCTAAGTTTGTTGACATTGAATGGAAGACGTTGAACTGGAGCCTTGAGGCGATTGAAGCCGCTATTACTGATAAAACTGTTGCGATTATCAACAGTCCGGTACTTGGCAATCCATGTGACATTGACCAACTGAAAGCTATTTGCGATAAGCATGACATTAAGATGATTGCCGATGGTTGTGATTCTCTTGGTACGAAATGGAATGGTAAATGGCTGAGTGATTATTTTGTCGCTTCATCTTGTTCTTTCTATCCAGCGCATCACATCACAACAATGGAAGGAGGAATGGTGAGTTCTAACCTTCCAGGGTTTAACAAGCTTGCTCGTAGCTTCGCTTGGTGGGGGCGCGATTGTTACTGCGTTGGAGAATGTAATTTACTGAGGAATGGAACATGCGGTAATCGTTTTGATAAATGGCTCGATGGTTACGATTCCATTGTTGATCATAAATACGTGTTTAGCACGATTGGTTATAACTTAAAGCCATTAGATTTGCAGGGTGCTGTTGGATTGGTTCAACTTGAAAAGTTTGACGAAGTGCATTCAAAACGTCGTGCAAACTATAAATTCATCGCAAGTCTTTTTGAAGATTATTATTCCTCCATTAAGGTGCCAAGAGAAAGTGCTAAGGCTGAAGTTAGTTGGTTTGGAGTTCCGCTCGTTTTTGACAACAAGGAATTAAAGCATGAGCTTCAACAATATTTAGAAGACAATGGAATTCAGACACGAAACTATTTCGCTGGTAATCTTCTTTTGCATCCTGGATACAAACATCTTGGTGAGGCTAAGGAATTTGAAAATGCCTATCAGGTGTTGGATAAGGTATTTTTTGTTGGGTGTCATCCAGGATTAACTGACGAGCACTTGAGTCACATCGAAGAAACTGTGAATAACTTCATGAGCCAAAAGACTGTTCTTGCTGACGGGTACTCCGTAACAGTGGCTTCCTGATAGGATTATTTAAACAGCTAGAAAAAAATGGAACATATCAATGCCATGGAAGAAGAAATGGGAATTGGTGTGATGCAATCTTTGGCGATCCTGTCATCGCACGAGCATCGTTCCACTTCAAACTGGAAGCTTGTCGAAGAACAGCGTTTTAAGAACGGACGCCTTGACGAAACACATGTTTATGTTGAGAGCTTTTACGAGAAGCCTGATGAGGATTTCGAGCCTGTCAAGATGTTAATTTTTGAAGCTGAAGCTATTGCGAAAGCTTATGTCATTGAAGACTTGGAAGATCAGTTGAGCGAAGGCGAATCAGCAGAAGGTCAAAGTGAAGATTGAGCGGAATTGACAACAAAGCTTGGATAACCTCCCAGCCAAAGAATACTCACGTTGAATAATCCGCTCATTACGCGAATTTGAAGAAAATCGGGTTGAATTTCGCCTTTTTCTAGTCTTGATATTGTGCTTTGACTGCAGTGAAGATTATCTGCGACTTCTTTTTGCGACAATCCGGCATTAAGACGCGCTAGTTTAATACGAGAAGCAATAATCAGCTTCGCTTCGCTGTAGGACAACTTTAAGACATCAATCTTACTGGCTAAAAGTTTCATTTATGCGCTATTGCATAACTCCTTGCATTCTAGTGCTTTCTATCCTTTATTGTTAAGTCATGGGCGACACATGTTTTCGCTACGATGTAGCGCCAATTGAAAAGTACGAGACCACTCCTGAAGGTTATCTTCGGGCTTGGGCTACAATCGCTCGCACTGGCGTGCAAACGTACACCGATGCGGACGGTTCAATTAGGCGTGAGTATCGACCGGAAGCAGAAGTGGCGTCCCCTGAGAGCCTGACATCCTTCGGGGGTAAGGCCATCACTTTTGAGCATCCACCAATTTTATTGGACGCGCAAAATACTAAAAATTATCAAATCGGATTCACTGGTACTGACATTGTTTATGACAACGGCTTTGTTCGTGCAGTCATGACCATTACAGACCAAGAAGCGATTGATCGTATTATGCGAGGTGATGCTAAAGAAGTGAGCGCAGGTTATAGGGTTGAATTTGATCCTACGCCTGGTGTTACTGAAAACGGTGAAAACTACGATGGAATTCAAAAATCCATTAGTGGTAATCATGTCGCCGTTGTTCGTAGAGGCCGCGCAGGCCCTCAGGTGAAGCTTCATCTAGATCGTCTAGATGCTGCCGATCCCTCCTTAATTCCACAATATGAGGAACCATCTATGACCGCCAAGGTTATGTTCGATGGCGCTGAGTTTGAGGTGAGCGAGAGCGTAGCTCTGGCGATCACTAAAGAACGCGAAGACGCCAAAATGTCGTATGACATGATGAAGAAAAAGTATGACGAAATGATGGCTAAAGCTTCCGAACTTAAGGAAGACATGATGGCCATGGAAAAAGAAATGAAGGGCAAAGCTGATTCTGCCGAAGGTCGCGCTGATGCGCTTTCTGAAGAAATTGAAAGCCTGAAAGTTGAACTGGACGCAGCTCGCGAGATCAACCTCGACTCCCTGGTGGAAGAGCGTGTTGCCCTGATTGACAAAGCTCGTGTCAATCTTGATAGCGACTTTGATTTCTCTGGCAAGTCTGCTCGTGAAATCATGGAAAGCGTTGTCAAGACTGTTCGTGGCGACGTGGATCTTTCAGAGAAATCTGATGATTATGTCACTGCAATGTTTGACACTCTTTCTGAAGTTGCTAAGCGCAACGACTCCCCTGAAACGGAAGAACTTCGTAAAGCCGTTTCTACCATTGCTAATCCCGTTGCAGGTTCTTCCTACTGGGAAAATCTGACCAGCGCATGGAAAGCACCCCTCGCTACTTCTAAGGAGGCTCGCTGATTATGGCCGTTACTTTCTCCGCTTCCGGCACTGCTACTGCCGGTGGCGTTCAGTCCACCTATGAACTCGCTCAACAGGCTCTCCTGGAAGGTCAACTGAGCGACATTCGTGACAACACCATTTCCACTCAAATTGCTGAAGCCGGTGCAACTGCTTTCGGTAATGTTGTGGTTTACAACTCTGGTGGTAGTGTTGCGAATTCTGCTAAGACTATTGCTGCTAGCGGCGACACTGTTCTTGGCGTGAACGTACTCACTTATGTTGATGAGCAAGCTACTGATTCCGACAGTCGTCCTGCTGTTGCTAGCGGGATGGTGATGAATGTGGTTAATGAAGGTGCCGTTGCCGTTTATGTGACTGGTGCTGTTAATCCTTCTTCTCCTGTTCGTGTTCTGCATACTGCTAGCGGAACTGGTAAAGCCGGTCAATTCTCTCATGCTTTTGCTTCTGGCAAGACTTCACGTCTTTCCAACGCTCGCTTCCTGACCAGCACCACTTCTTCTGGAGTTGCAATTCTGGAGCTGAATGGCCCCAGCTTCACTCTTTCCGCTGATTCTTGATAGGAGGCTCCAATGACTTTTGAACGCTTTGATGCTGAAGCTGGACTGTTTTTAAGCCGTCAGCTTGAGTTTATTCGTCCTCAAATTTTCGAGACGAAGTATGCGGATATTAAATATCCCACCATTCTGCCAGTCACTTCTGAAGCTGGTCCCGGCGCACAAACTTACACTTATCGCGTGATGAATGCGACTGGTGAGTTCAAGCTTATTGCTGATGCTGCCGATGACCTGCCTCGCGCTGACGTGACGCAAGTCGAAAAGACCATCAACATTCGTTCTATTGGTGGTTCTTTCGGCTATACGGTTCAGGAACTGCGTGCTGCTCAAATGGCTGACATTGCTCTTGAGCAACGTCGTGCCTCTGCCGTGCGTCGTGCTTATGAGGAGAAAGTGGAATCCATCGCAATGTTCGGTGATTCTTCTGCCAGCTTGACCGGCTTCTTCAACAACTCCACTGTTGATGTTTATGCTGCTGATAAGTGGTTCTCTGATAGTGGCACCACCGCTCAGGAAATGCTGGAACTGCTGAACTATGGCGTCAGTGCCATTGTGAATGCTTCCAAGATGGTTGAGCAGCCCGACACGATCCTTATGCCTTATGAGGATTACAACACTGTTTCCACCACTCGCAACTCCGATTCTTCGGACGTGACTGTGCTGGAATACTTCCTGCGGACCAATCCTTACATCCGCAATGTTGAGCCTATCAATCAGCTTGATGCGGACAACAGCACGTCACTGAACACCAATCGTATGGTGATTTATAAGCGTGATCCTGAGAAACTGCAACTGCACATTCCTCAGCCTCTGGAACTGTTCCCTCCTCAGCAACGTGGTCTGGAATTCATTGTTCCTGCTCATGCTCGTGTCGGTGGCGTGTCCATCTACTATCCGAAGAGTGTGATCTACGTTCAAGCTAATTCCTGATAAGGAACGGGGCGTTAAGATAGTGTCAGTTCTAAATTGAACAAAACATGTTAATTGCTTATCGCCCCGAACTTGAGAACCCTCCTCGCGAAGGTGGATTTGGCGTCATCACTGAAACTGGTGTTATCCAACTTACTCCTGGCGTCAACCATGATGTACCTGATACTAAGTGGGAAGTTGCCAGGAAAAACCCAACAGTGAAACGCTTGATGTCGATTGGTGCAATTGAAGAGCTGAAAGCAGAGATTAAAGAAGGCCAGGTTCCTGATAGTGTCAAGACCCTTTCTAGCTTTCCTCTTGTTGAAGCTCTTCGTTGCATTGATCTTATTCACGACGAAGAAAAGCTTGATGAATGGAGAAAAATTGAAGGTCGTGTGCGCGTTCGTAACGCAATTCAACGTCGCAAAGAAGCAATTCGCACTGGAAATGCTTGATCATGGCAGTCACTTATTCTTCATTTCTTGAACGCTTTCCTGAATTCACCCCTCATCCATCGGGGATCGTGAATGGAGCGATTGAGGAGGCGACTGAAGATGCATCTTCTAATTTGTTTGGAGATCGAACAGATAGAGCAGTGAAACATCTTGCTGCTCATATTATCGCTGTTCAACTTGCACAAATGGGTGTTCAAATTGAAGCAACTGAAGGCAAGGTTTATGGCGAAGGATTAGATGCCACTCTTTACGGTCAAGAATACAAGCGACTTCTTAACACCATCCCTTCATCTTCTGTTGGATTTGTTGTATGACAAATAACTTGCGGCCACTAGCAAATGCCACTTTGGTATGGCAGGTGGCCTCTGGTTATATTGTTGACTCAGAAACTGGTAATTATGTTCCGGTTTCTAGTGGTACTACTTATTATGCCACATTAAAACAAAAACGTAATCCACAGTACGATCATCTTCTCGGCGCTGATAACACCGCTGTTTATATGGAAGGTAAATTGACAAATCCGTTGTCATTTGCGTCTGGAATCACCCCAGGCTCTAGTGCATCGGCAACAATCAATGGAAGGGAAGGAAGGTTTGAGTTGCTACCAAACGAACAAATTGCTGAAGAATATTGGCAATTTCTTGGAACACCAATCAGGGGAATTTTCAGACTGGTTGGTAAAGGGAGCGTCTTGAACGCTTGAAACCACTTCTTTCTCCATTGAGGACAAAATGACTCTCTATCATCCCACTGAACTGGTTAAGAGCCAAGACGTTATTGTGCGTGTTGGCTCAATTGACGGCACTGCACGCCCTACGATCACCCAAAGCGGCGCTACGTTCACTGTTAGCGGCGCACCCACTCTTTATACCCTTCAGGCCGCTACAACGGCTTCT